TATCCATGCCTTACCCATGAAGTCTCGGCCCACGATGGAAGCTCGCACACAGATAGGCGTACCCGCCACATTGGTACCTACAAGCGTTTCAGCACCAATCTGTGACCCTGAACCACCAACAGCCTTACGCAGTTGCATAGTGACTGTTGGAAGCGCCGGATTCATAATCAGACGGACTAGGTAGTTATTGTTCCCGTCGGTCTGACGCACCATGATGTCTGTGATGAACTGCGCGCCGGTGCATGTCGTGAAGTTGTATGTCACTTCTACATAGATAGAGTGATCCCAGTTAGTGGCGCCTAGCGGAAGCTCCACCCATATGTTGGTGTTGGCGGCTGTATGCAGCGCTACTGCGGCTGAACCGTTGACAGTCCAATCCGTTGCGGTGCCTTGAGTTTGCGCCCACGTTTGCCCTGTGGTCGCCACAGAACCCGCTAGCTGTGCGGCTGAGCGGGTAAACGTATCTCTGACAGGTGCCGTTTGCCCTACGCCTACACGTTCTCCGCCTTGTCCGCCTGCACGGCTGGCGGGATTGATACGTAGGCCGATACCCGCGTGAGCCCACGCATCAAACTCAGCAGGATCACGCGTCCACAATGGAGTGTCAAACGGTGTTTCCGTGAGATCCGTAGTCACAATCAGATCAGTGTCGTTGTCGTCCACACCAACAACCAATGATGAGCGTGATGTGTCCGCGCGGTCGGAACCCGTACTACCGTTCAGCTCTGGTAATGCGTAGGGACCGCCGGGCAGTAACGTCCAACTGATCTCAAACCCGAAGTTGGACAGGTGGATATTGATTGCGCGAACTTGCTGCAACACAGCATCGGTGTCACCACCGATCCAAGTGGGCTTGTTGTCAAGGGAAAGTAGTTCACCGATCTCCAGAATCGCGGCCTTGACCCACTTCTCAGTGTTATTGACGAACGGTGCGCGCTGCAAGTACACCGTCATGACCGGCCATCTATCCTCATCCCACGTTCCTTTGAACGTGAGCCAAGCGGCGTAGTCGGCTAGCTGTTCCTCGGTATTGAGCGGAACCTCAATGGTTCCTTCCTCGTAGTCGCCTGCAATGACCGTCCCTTGTGGACCGTCAGTGACGATAGACGTTACCTCTCCCTGGGTTCCGCCACGCCTACGTACGCGCACGATGTTCCGCGTACGCTGATCATCATCAGTGACATCCGGTACTTCAGCGAGATCTGTTGCTGTGTAGTCAAGCTCTAGGGCGGGAGCGGTGCCGTAAAGGCTTTGCCGCGTACGGAATCCGTAGCCGAACGGAGTGCGCATCTCATAGATGAGCCCATCATCAGCAAGCATGATGTCATTGAGGTAGTCGATGAAGTTGCCAGGTTTCTGTGGCCCCATCAGTGTGGGGTTTGCTACGTCCAGATCCCCATCCGTGAACACCTCATAGGCCAGTCCCTCCGCAGTCAGAACACGCTCAAACCGTTCTACCGCAGTCTCTCCAGGGAAACCCAACGTGGCGGCTTCCACATTGTCGCGGAAAGTCAACAGCCGCGTGAACAGCGTGTTGGTTTCCAGTGCGATGTGCCCGATGGTGACCGGAGAGTAGGGCTCAGTCTCGATGTCGAACCGGCGCATGTGTGCGAACGGACGGAATGACGCCGTATCTGATGCTGCTGGTGAGCCATCAATGTAAACATCCAACGTCCACAAATCCGCACCACTGACAAACCAGTCAATCAACAGGAAGTGTGGCGTGTCCGTGTAGGGGATAGTGCCGGTTGCCGCTAGATCACCACTAGTGCTGGCAATGGTTACGTCAAGCTCTACAGTGTCCGGACGGTACTGCACATCAACAAATATGTTCCCAATGGTGGAATCCGGTACAGCGAAAGAGAAGTAGAGCGAGGTTGCAGGTAGAAACGGGAAGCTGTCCAGTAGTGAGGGGAAATAGAACATGCACATGAACGTGGTTGTATCTGGGTCGGCTACGTCCGGCGTGGCTAGGTTCTCGAACCCCGGCGCTGATGTCTGTACGGGGCTCTCGAACGTCGAAATGAACGGTACAACTACCACACCTTCAGGGATGGGCAACCCTGTGATTGTGACTAGCGGGTGTGAGCCCACCACGAAGTCATTGTCGCTCCACTTAACTTCGTTGTGTGTAGCCACATCAAAGCGCAGAATGGTTGACCCGTCGATGTCACACCGGATGTCGCGCGTCTGCTGGCTGAGGTTTTCTAGCGGCCAGTAGTGATCTAGACCCTTTTGCTCAGCACCAAATACAACTAGTAACTCTTCCCCCATCTCTTTGCGGAGATAGTTGTATAGCGGAGAGCGCGACGGTCTATCGCCTTGTCGCTTTCTACGCGTGATACCCGATGCTGTGATAGGTACCCAGACATCCGTACCCGTTGAGTCCCAACGCTTAGGCCACTCAGCCACCTCCCCTGTGAAAAGCACGATACCGAGCGAGAAATCAACACTGCTGAACGACAATGTGTAGGGTTTGGCGTTCGTATTGCCCGCACCAATTACCGAATACACCGCCACGATGCCCGGTGTGAGGTGTGTCGTCACCGGCTCTTCCAGTGTCCATGCGGCAGGCTCAGAGGCCAATGTGGAGCCCTCCCACACCTTGAGCCGTAACGTCCTACCCTCCGCCTGGAATCTCAGGCTCATTGTCTCTGTGGCGGTAGCGCCAGCGATCGCGGGGAAGCCCGTAGTGTCTATTTCAATGCTGTTGATCACGGTGCGGATGTTGCATGTGACTGTGTTGCTTGTGGTGAAAAACAGTCGACCCTCTATGTAGCTTGTATTGCCGGAATCCACACGTCCACGGATGCCTGCCTCTGCATTACCGCTACCTGTAGGCAATGCGGAAGCTGTAACGCCAAGCACGTACACGTCAAAATCTGTGATGACCAGTGTGTCACCGCTGACGGTAGATACAACACGTGAGTAGTGCGATGTCGAATTCGCTTGGTGCGCATGGGTTCCCACTCCTGCCGACACGTCATAATCAGTCGACAGGCCACCGGTGTTACTCCATGTGTGCCCTGAGGAATCCGCCACACCCCATGTATCGGTACGGGTTCCGGTAAACGTGTCCACGATGGACGTTGTATTACTCAGATCTGTGGAGATACGGCATGGTGTATTCTTGCCGATCTTCCCGTAGAGGGCGCTCATTGTGTTACGCGGACTGTATTTCCCGTCCTTGTTGTTGACCGCGAACGTTGCTTGTGCGGGAGCCAGGTTGGTTGATTCGTCTGCCTGCCCCCTGTCGGTAATGGTAATTTCACCATCAACAGCACCCAACCCCCGCACGCGAGAGTTAGGTTCGTCTGTCCCTAGTGGAGTGTCGGTAACTATGTCGTGCCATGCGTCGTCGTAATACAGCTCTACTTTGGTACCTAGCACGGTACGCGGAAACACCATCCCCTACCCCCATGCAATCTGAACATTGCCCTTGCCGGTACCTCCGACAACGCGTGTGGTTTTTTGGAGCCAACGCCTGAATTCACCCTCAGCGCCAACGAATCGAACCTCAACTACGCCGTTACCACCTCCGCCTTGCGTGCCTAGGCCGGCGGTACCCGCCGGTACGATGCGCTCTCCCTTATGGACAACCGCCATACCGGTGCGCACGATGTCACCGCCTACCGCAAGCATTGGTAGTCTTGGCATTGAGAACCCGCTACCGCCTACACCCGGTACCCAGTCAGGGATGCGGAAGCTCAATCGACCGGCCGTGTTGTTCCATGCCCAACTGATCATGTTGAACGCCCACTTGAGAGGCTGCCAAATGGCATCACCAACGGATTTGAACACACCCCACAAGCGACCGGGCAGACTCCAGAACCAATTGAAATACCCCACGATAAAGTCAATGCCGGATTTGAATGCCCATACCAGCATGTCCCGGATAGATCCCAGGACAGTTGACCAGACATTCCACATGAACTTCACGTAGCCAACGACGAGATCCACCATGAATTTAACCGGCTTTTCAAGGTACCCCCAAACCGCTGTCCACAGATCTTGGAAGAATGTTGTTTGTGTCGCCAGGTAGATGATCACACCTACAATGAGCATGATTCCGGCGATTATTAGACCGATGGGGTTAGCCATCATTGCGATGTTCCAGAGCCATTGTGCGGCTGTAGCAATACCTGTAGCTACCGTGCTAGCGATGATGGCGATACGCGCCCCTATGGCTGCCGCAGTAGTGCGTATCCATGATGCGTGAAGCGCCGTGTTAGCCAGGATGAGCAAATCAATTGCACCCACCACTGACATAATGACGGGAGCTATCAAACCCGCTTGTGTGGCGACAGTGCCCCAACTACTTGATTGTGCGGCCACCTCAGCCTCTGCCTCTGCCAGGTCCAGCGCGGAAGCTTTGGCGTCAATCTGTGCTTGTGTCTTATCGCGGGAAGCTTGCGCGGAATCTTCATCGGCTTGCTTCATGTCTGCTGTTGCTTGTTCGGCATCAAGGTTGGCTTGATTCAAATCAACCTGTGCTTGTTTCAGGTCATTCGCAGCCTGCTTAGCCTCAACAGATCCCGCGCCGTAATCCCTAACCGCATCGTTGTATGCGGTTTGTGCGGTTGTCGCATCTATCATTGCTTGATTGGCATCAACCTGCGCTTGCTCGTAGTCAATCGCACCCTGTTCATTGTCAAGGTACGCCTGATTCATATCTAGTACAGCCTGCTCAAGATCACCGGCAGCCTGAGCACCATCCGCCATTGCTTGCTCGACATCATTCTGCGCGCGCGCTAAAGCACGTGCCGCAGTCTCTGATGAATTCTGCAGGTCGGTAACGGCGTTGATTCCGTCGCCTAGATCTCCAATCGCTCCACCTAGTTGGGAGCCTGCCCCCGACGCCATGTCGAGAGCAGACCCAAACCGGCCTGAGGATCGCGCGGCAGTATCAAAGGCTTCCTCAGTTGAGCCCATACTGTTGACGACGATACGCGCGCTGTCCCTTGTGGACTCCGCGACGTTTTCAACAGTCTGAGACACATCCTCATTAGCCGAGATATGTACCTCTACCTCATTAGCCATCTACCTAGCCTCGCTGTTGGGCGTCTAATTCGGCCTGTTGTATTCGTTGCTGTTCCTCACGGTCCATACCCACACCCAAATATTCAAGTTGTAACAGCTTCAAAAGCTCACCGCTCTCTGCCCGTAGTGCTGCAATAGACCGGTAATTGAAGCGCTCCATGAGCCCTAGCTCAAATTCGGCACGTTGGATGGCGTAGGGTTTTGCATCTCTCCGAGCATTTTCATCAGATCCGTATGGGAATTCTTCTCTCCACTGCTGGTAGGTAGATACTTCGTAGGGTCCACGCGACTCACGCTGGTGAGCCACCCGAAGAACACGGGCATGATGAAATTCATTGGGAGACAAAGCATCGCGTCGCCCGTGGTGGGAAGTGGCATGTCTTCCGCCAGGCCACAACGAGCGCACACCACCTCATCAGGTGCGTTATACCTTGGTTCACGCTTAACGCTTGTGGGTTCCGGGTGCTCGATGTTCCATGTCTTGATGTACTTAGCGAACGTATCGAATACCCGCATACGTTGATCGGCGGCAGCATTCATATTGAGTTTCTGATCAGCGATATCCATAAGCTCACCCATGGGTGGCGTGGTGGCGTACACTTCCAGCCCGTCAAAATCCGCGTACGTGATGCGTAAAGCCTTTTCCTTACCCGGCTTATAGCCCATTTCCTCATCCTCTCTGCGTTGCTCTCAACGGCTTACGTCCATACGGGGGTGGTGCCGTCCTGCAATGCGAAGGGGAGAGACACCGTAAGCTCACCGCCTGCCGCACGCGTGACCTTGTATTCGGTCAAAAGAACTTCATTGTTCAGCGACACACCCGACACCGTGAGGTTGAGTGAGCGCGTCACACGCAGGTCACCAGAACCGATGGTGTGGATACGGTTGCTTGTAGGGTTGAAAACACCATTCAGCGTGCCCGTGAAGTCCGCCAGCAACTGCAAACGCTCCATTGCGCTCTTGTCAACGCCGGTAACTTCCTGCTGAGCGTACGGCGTTGAGAAGTCGAAATTCGTTACATCGTTGCGGATGTCCTGCACACTGCCTGCCGCATTGTCGACACCCAACGTTGTCCAACCAAGACCCGTGACCTTAGCCATCATTCACCCCTGATTCGCTTGATGTTCTCTTGGTGCGCAGCAAAATCTTCGACCCAAAACTCTGGCTTGTTGTGTTGGCGGGCCGTGCGCCGGTTGAGCGCTCGTGAGTGCGGCGTTACAAAAAAGAACGCCGGTCGCTCAAGGGCTACCCGGTGCGGTGCGAAGCACTGCTGTTCCGGGGCGAACACCCAATAGGTGTGTCCGGATAGCTGTACCTCGCGGTAGTACTTGTTGGACGCCCTGACAATACGAAGCAACGCGTCATCCAACGTGGCTACGTCGAATGTCCAACCCTCCCTGAAGTATTTGCAATCCACTTCCTGGCATGTCGCTTGGCGGAAGTGGCTACTGAGTGGTGAGTTGATTGAGTATGTCTTGTGGGTTCTCGATGGACGCGACATCAGATCACCATCGACGTTGTGTTAACTGTGACTGCAACAGCAAACGTGCACTGTGTAAACGTTCCTGTAGTGGTAGCTCGGATGAATTGATTTTGAGTACCGGTGCGTGATGTCTCGATGCGCTGCGCACCGATGGCGGAAGCTGCCGCGAAGGCACCACCCGTGATGTTCGAGTACGCACCGCCAAGGGTGGTAGCAGATTGCAGCGTGACCGTGCATGAGGTGCCGGTAAACGAGAACACATGCAGATATGCCTGTAAACCAAATGTGCCAGCCGCGCCGAAATCGACGCCCGTTCCGTTAGTTGCGGTGATATCTGAACGCTTTCCTTGCGTGACGGAGAGCCCCCAATCGAGCCAGTTGTAATTAGCGAGACTTTCCACTTTCGCCGTGAGCGAGCCATCCTCGTTCCTACTCGGGTCATAGCTCATTTGCTTTGCAATGAGCATCGCGCACGGGGTACCTAGTACAGCTTGCTTGTGCATGTACATCAGGTTGCGATCGGTGCGAGGAAGCGTGCGCAACGCAAGGTGTGCGTTTGTTGGGTTCCAGTAGTTCGTCATGTTGATTTGGCCGTCGAGCTTGCCGGGTGTGCGTTCTACCGCGAACTTGTCAATGCCGGTCTGCTCTATCGGACTCGCTGATTTGGTGATGTTCTCCAGCGATTGTGTGTCACCGGAGATGTCAATACCATCGAGAAACAACCCGGCGCCAAGCCCTGTTTCTTTTGCCATCACTCACCCCCTAGGGCATATCTACTTGAGGCCACACGTCATTCACGATGCACGGAATGAGCATGTCCATTGT